TCGAAGGCAGCCGACCGCAGGCGCGGCAGGCGATCCATGATGTAGAATACAATCTGCTCTTGCTGCTTGAACGGGATATTGCGCAGCTCCACCAGGAAGGGCGGCCGGCGCACCATGTTTTGTTGGATAGCCAGGGGTACCAGCACGGTCAGGTCGCCGGAGCGGGCGAAGTCTTCACCAAAGCTGTGATCAAGCTTGGGATCAAGCAGGGCCAGCAGCGGCAGCAGGTGTTGCTCGCACCAGTCGGATATGTCGGCCCGGCGCAGATGCTCTGGCCACTTGCCGAAGGCATCATCCTTGACCAGCCGCAGCACCGGGATGCCGGGAACCATGCGCCCCTCCACCAGCACAGCTGAAAGGTAGGCCCCGGCCGAGAGCGACGGCACGACGTCAAGTTCTTCCTCGGCGGCCTCGCCGTAGAAGTCATAAACGCTCTGCATCCAGGCGGCTTCATCCTCGGCCGTCCATTCCTTTCCCAGACGCAGGCAGACCCTGTGGTACAGCCCTTGATCAACCGCCTCGCGAAAGGTGATCTTGTGGACGGTGCCCTTGCGGCGGCCGGAGCGGATATCCTGAACAAGTTGGTTAAATGAGTTGTGGACGCCATCATGGGTGGAGATCACCCGGACCTTACCGCCCCAGATCAGGAGCGCCAGGGCCGCTTTGAGCAGCTCACCCAGGCGATCATGGAAGGCGGCCTCATCGATCACCACCACGCCCTGCTTGCCCCGCAAGTTGGCCGGGCGGCTACTGAGCGCCACAATGCGGAAGCCGCTGCCGGGAAAGCGGATGGTGAAGGTTTTGATGTGCTTGTCGTCCTGGTCTTCTTCCCATAGGCCCTCTTCAACCTCGGCGGCCACGTAATTGAACGACCGTGCCCACATGGCACAGGCTTCGATGTATTCGATGGCCATGTCCTGGTTGTAGCCGATGTAGTAGACGTTCATGCCGCCCGAGCTGCGCTCGCTGGCGGCGATCAGTACATCATCGGCAGCCTCGGCCCAGGTGAGGCCGGTGCGGCGGGATTTCTCATCCACCTTGAGGGGAGATTGGTCGGCAATCCAGGCTTGCTGGTAGGGCAGCAGCACCGGGGGAGCGGCAGCGGACGCCGTATTGGGAAGAATAGGGCCGGTCATGCTATGCCCAGGATCTCTTTGCGGATGGTCTGGACGGCATCGGCGGACAGGCCCCCTTTGCGGGCGATCTTCTCCACTTTGTCGGCGGCGATCTGCGCGGCGGCCCTGACATCGGCGGCGTACTTTTTGACCTGGATGGACGAACGGGACAGCTCGGCAATGGAGCGGGTAAGGCCGGAAAGGTTGACCTTGGCCGGATCAACCTGCATATCCATCACCACGCTGAACAGCTTCTCCTGAACCATACGCACCAGGGCCTGGTTGACGGCATCTTCGTCATCAGGTGCGCCGCTCACCACGGCGCGGGCTTGTTCAGTGACCAGTTTAAGGGCGCTTAAACGCTCTTCAAACTGTTGGCCGTAACGATGTATGGCGCTCTTGCTGATCTGGTAGCCAAGCTTTTGAAGCTCAGCCTCAAGGCTCTGGTAGCCGCTGAAGTTGCCCTCTACCAGGGCATGATCGAGCCACGTCTTTACCTGGGGCGGAAGCCCTTGTACCGAGCCGCGCTTAGCCATGACCATACTTCGCGGGCCGGGCGATGCCGGGGTCACAATCAACGGTGTATTCCACCACATCCACCCCGTAGCGGGTGAGGTCACAGAACCAGCGACCGGACGGCTCCTTGCGCAGATCCACCAGCTTGCGATCAAACAGATAGTCAAGCTCGCGACGCAGTTCGTGGGCAGTGGCGTCCTGGTAGTAGCCCTGAACGGTCATCAGTACCAGCTCTTCATAACACCCGGCAGGCCGGGCGTTGTTCAGGGTCAGTAGAATAATCCAGCGCAGGAATTCGCGCCGCGTTTTAGCCTGGTCGATCATTTCGGATACCCCCCTTTAAGCAGCGCGTTTTCAATTTTCAGGGCCAGTCCGTCGAGCTTGGCCTCTATATTGGTCTGGTTGCGAATGAAGTCTTCCCGGCGGACGTAATTAAGCGGCATATCGGCCTGCCAGCGCAGCATCTGACGCTCTAGCGCGATCAGCTGATCGCTGTTTTTGGCCTCGTCTTCAATGTGCTGTTTGAGGGTGGTGTGAATGGCTGCGTCGGCCAGCTGGCGCGACTCTTCCATGGTGGCAAAGCGGGTATCAAGGTATTTGACATTCTGCCGACCGATCACTTTTGCCACCCCGGCCACAAAACCAAAAAACGACAGCAGCAGCGTAACCAACTGCCAGAATTCAACCGATATCGTCACAAAGCCCTCCAGTGTTCGTGCATGGTTTGACATTCAACACATCTGCGGCAGCCGGGCATGGCGGCCTTACGGGCTTCTGGGATAGGCTCGCCGCAGTCGGCGCAATCATCCGCAGCCTCATCCTGCCTGGTCTGGTTGACCTGGCGCTGGTGGGCAGCCATGGCATCAGCCTGGAACTGTTCGTTGGCATCCTGGGCGCGGTCAATGTCGTCCGGCACGGCAATCCTCTAACGCATTCAGCAGGGCTTCGTTATCGCTGAACACCCGGTCCAGCTCCTGCTTGGTTATCGTTACCTGCTCGCTGCCCGGCACTACCACGTAGCGCTTCGCGCACCCGGTCATGCTGATCAGCCAACACACCATGCAGAGCAGCAGCATCGTCTTTTGCCAGGGCCTGCCTGAGTTCTGCCCGTTTGGTTTCATGCGCTTCCTCTATCTCTTTGCGGCCCTTGATGTAGGCGGAAAGTGCAAGGGCGGCAAGCCCCACAATGATGCTTGCCGCCCACTCGGTCATTACTTGCCATCCTTGGTTCCCAGAGCCTTCAGCCCCCGGTAGATGGCATCAAAGATGCCGTTGGAACGGACGCCAGGGATCAGGGCCAACAGCTCGCTGACGGCCAAGAGCACGCCCAGCACGGCGGCGATCCAGACGGTGGCTGAAACGCCTTCGGGGGTGGCGGCTGCAGCCACGGCAGCCGGATCGGCACCGGAGGCAACGGCCACCGTGCCAAGGACGCAGGTAATGAGGACGGCAATCAACAGCGAAAACAGGCTTTTCATGGTTAATCTCCTTTGGGTTGGTCGATGATATGCCCTGCAAGCGGCTCCATGCCGCCCTTGAGCCAATCGGCTACGTTGAATCCTGGGCAGGTTTTTGCCCACTCATTGGGGCTGATGATGCCGTCGCCGTTTTTATCGGGGGAGAGATCACGGTGGCCGTTTACCACTGGCACCAGCGGATGTTTGCCAGCCTTGATGTCGGCCTTGATTCTCTCGACCAGCAGCGCCAGAGAGGCCCACTGGGCCGGGGTGAACTTGTCGCGACCAGACAGGCAGATACCCACCGATTTGCTGTTGTGATCCTTGGCCTGGGCCGGGATTTCATCCAGGTGGCGGCCGGTGTAGATCTGGCCGTCGACGTCGATCAGGTAGTGGTAGCCGAAGGCGTGCAGATCTCTGTTAAAGCGGCGCACCCAGTAGACCTGGCGGCGGAAGCCCCGCTCCAGGTGCCAGCGGTCGATCTCGGCCACTGACAGGTGTTTACCGTTGGGCCAATCGGCCGAATGGATGGTGATGGTGTTTATTTCGCGCAGCAGTTGCGGCATGGTGTGACCTCCTGTTATCGGTGCAAGGGCACCGTAACAGGAGGGGGGCGGAGGGTATAAATAAAGGAGTTTAGAAAGAGAGGGTGGAGGGATAACAGCCGCTGGACCGGACGGAGCCGGTCAGCTTGGTGTTATACATCTCTGGTTACTTGGTCAGTAATTCCGGCGTTTCGTAGATGTTGCCGATGACTGCTATTTCCTTTGAGTTAGCAATATTCATCAAGAACATCAACTCAGGGGCATCGACATTATACAACTCCCACTCAATGGTGCGTTTTATCTCTACATGGAAAGCCGCCCACGAAAACCCTACAACCCCAATAAGCCGCGCTTTTTGTATCTGGCAAAGAGGATTTGTAATCGACACAACATCACCCTCAAAGACCTCCTTGCCGTTTTTGTCTCGAAGGCCGGTGAACTGCATCAAATACTTTTCATTGCAGAGGCTTTTGCATTCACTCATTACGGAGTTTGCTATGGCAACTGGAGTACCCATTATTTTCAGCTTTGCGTCCCACACCCTGAACTTGATCTCTCTCATCTTCGTGGCTCCTTTCGTTCGATGTATAACAATTAGGTGCAAAGCGTTTCGCTTCGCTCCCGTTTGACCCTCAAGCCGTTAACTGGCTGGCCTGATCCCGTTGGGGTAGGATCTCGACAGGTCTTCATCAATGCCGGCAAACACCTCGGCACGGATCTGGATGCACTTGATCTGCTCGGTCTTCAATAGCGTGGCCACCCTTGAGGGAATGGGCCTCTGACCGCCTTCGTAATCCTGGAGCGTGCGGTAGGGTATCTGGGTTACTGCCGCAAGATCCCGCAGGCTGAAACGCATGTCCAGCCGGATCGCCCGCATCTCTTCTTTGCTCATTGCGTGTACTTTTCGCGTAGTTTTCATCAAATGTGCACGCGCTTTCCGACCCCACCGCCCAGTTGTTTCTTCATGCCGTAGGCCAGTTTGCCCAGGGCAACCATGCATAAATGATAAGCTCTTTGATGTGACACTCCCAACTCTGCTCCTATCTCGTCGTAGGTATAGTTAGACGTTAAGCTGGGGGCCAGTTCTTTTCCAAGATCATGATAGACCTGCCATGAGGGTTTAAGAGCCATGATCTACGCTCCGAACAGATCCTGTTGTGTGCCGTCATCGCCATCGCGGTGATCGGCTATCTGGCGCACCCAGACTTCAGTCAGGTTGAATTTGCGGGCGGTCTCTTTGTACCCGATAACCCGGCAATCGCGGCGCACCAGCTCGTCACGTTTCNNGGGCATCTACCTTGGGTACGTAGAACTGACAGCCGCCATAGACACGGGCCAGCGACACGGCGGCCTCTATGCCGATGGAGGCGACGAGTTCCCGCAGCTGAGGCGGAAAGTCGGTTTCGGTGAGTTCGGCCAACCAGGGGCCTTCGTAGCTATCAGCAGCGTTCATCGTCGCGCTCCTTTCCCAATCCATCCAGTATCTCTTGCAGTTTGGCCGATCCTTCGGCCCACTGCTCAGGGGTTTGTTCCGGTGCTGCCTGGGCCGCGCGTTGTTGCGGCCGGGTGGGCAGTTTGTCTATCAGATCCACCGGTTGCGGCCATTGGCGGATGCTGGTGTAGAGGAGGTTGAAGCCCTTGCGGATACGGGGCCGGTCGACCTCTTCTGACAGGTCCATCTCACTGAGTGACAGCCACCACATTTCAGCCGCCACCGGCAGCATTTCAACGGCCGGGGTGCCGGGTAGCGAAAGGGCCACCAGCTGCTGGAAGGCCCCACCTATTTCGAGCCGCAGCCACCAAAAGGGCTGATCATGACCGGCCTGTTTCCATTCGCCCAGGGCCTTGATGGCCTGAACCCGGCGCGGCAGGTACATTGCGGGCTGTGGTGTGCTGAAGCGTTGTTCAAAGCGGGCTATCGGGTTTTGCATGTTATCGCTCCAGCCAGCTTTTAAGAGCCTCTATCAACCGGCCCTTTTCAAAGCTGGTGCACCAGCGCAGGGCGTCTTTGCCGGTCATACGCTTTACATAAGCTGAGAGGGCCTTGGCAGAGTTGGCCTGGACCTTGCCGGCCTTGTGCAGCGCAGCCCACATCCCCTGTATTTTGCTGGTTTGGGGATCATCGCCCAGGCGGCGCTTGGCCGAGGCCCGTTCGCGCTTTTCCCAGGCTCCGGCGGCCACGGCCTTTTCCTCCAGATCGGCGATCAGCTGATCGGCCACCTGGATGCAGAGCTTTTTGCTGGTGGTGACACCGTAGCCGGCCAGGATGGCACGGTAGATATCATCGTCGATTTTAAGGGCACCTTTAAGGGTGTGGATCTTCTTTACCTGGGCCGGTGTTGGCATGGTTACATCCTCCCGAACAGGGCCAGCTGATCAGCCTCGATCAGCTCATACTGGTAGACGCCACGCTTGCCCTTAATCGGGTAGCAGAGCACCTGCTTGCCGTTGGCCCGCAGCTCGGCCACGATGGAGTTGACGGCGCAGACGCCGCAGCCCATCATGATCTCGAAGGTGGTGGCCGGGCCTTTGCGCAGGTAGGCCAGCACCTTTTGTAGGCGGGCGCTTTCTTCTATCCGTGCGGCGTGCATGCGTTTCATGGGGCCTCCTATGGCTGCTCTGCGTTTAACCGCTCAATGGGCGGCCGGCCAATGACTCTATCGGTCATCCTCCGGCCACCGGTTCAACGGTCAAGCCCTTACTTGCTGGCCTTGAACTTCAGCACCTGCTTGGCCGGGATCTGGATAGCCTCGCCGGTTTGCGGGTTGCGGCCTTCACGGGCGGCAGTCTCTCTAACCTGGAAGCTGCCGAAGCCCTTGATGATGACCCGCTCGCTGGCTGCGATAGTGGCCAGCGCA